GACCAACCAACCAACCCAAGCAACTGCCAAGAGTGAACCGGATCCCCCGGACGAGTATTTAAGCATCCGCATTACCCTGGGTCACCATGAGTGGGCCCGAATTGTATCTAGCATACTATTCGATTCCGACGAGTACGTCGCCTATCCGCACCTTGGAAAGACTGGCCAGAATCCCCACTGGCATATCCTCATCCCATCAACTCATATTAGGGATGGAGAGCGTTACCGCAAACGTATCAAATCTTCCCTCGGAGCTGGAAATAAATCCTACTCCATCAAAAGACACACTAATGGGTTCCTATGTGGAATCCAATACTGCTCCCGCGAACGTAGTCGACCAATGGTTAATGGATCCGACCTGCAACATTGGGTCAATATCGCTCCCGCCTGGGTCGATCACAAAGAATCCCACGTGGTTTCCAAGCCTGTTAAAGAACGGCTGGGTGATCCTACACTGACCCTCAGTAACGTGGTCAAACAAGCTGTCAAGTATGCCCATCGGAACGAGCTGGAATGCAACCTGACCGAAGTACTGCATCGCATGGCCTCAGATGGATGGGTCCCGTCCCGTGATATCATGACCAAGGGGTTGCCTCGTGCTATCCATGATGAGTATGATTATCGCATGACCCGCCGTGTACGTGCACCTCACCTCTGGATGTATCCTACGGATCCAACCGAGGACCAGCTCCGCTGGCGCGAACGAGCTGATACTGCTGCTTGGACTATCCCCGACCCTCCTGCAACCTGTCCCAATCGCACTATGTTCCACGAGAAAATTCGTGATGAGGACGGAGTATTTAAGGCCCCCTGGGAAATCTCAAAATGAAATGCCCCTCAAACGTAAACGTGCCGCCTCAGTTGGTCCCCGACGCTCGTATGCTAAACGCGCTCGCCTTGCTCGCGCTCGTGGTACTACTGGCACTGCGGGGGTTCTCCGCGCCTCAGTCCGACGTGCTAATCAGGGTGTTAAACGCCTCTCTGCAATGATCGAAACCAAGGAGTCTACGCAAGTCTCAGGGACGAATCTGTCCCTTCCACACAACAATGTATATGAAACTGGAATCAATCCATTCGTAACTAACATCGGTGCGCAAGACCCCATGTCTGGTACTGGCAACCGCATCGGAGACAAGATCTCCGTGCGTGGCTTGCTCATCAAGGGCTTCATGGAAAACGCTCTCAATCGTAGTAAGGTAAACTATCGTATCATGCTTGTACGAGGTGCCAAGGGCGAAACCTTCAACCGTGCTAATTTGTTCAAGGGAATCGTTGGCAACAAAATCATTGACCAACTCAACACTGAAAGATTCACAATCGTGGCCTCTACCAAGTTCAACATCAATTGTGCTAACGGTGCTGCTAGTTCTGTTGGTGCTACCGGAGTCCCTGCCGTGGACCCTATCTACAATGTCGGAATTGGAACCAAGGCCTGGTCCATGTGGGTTCCTGGACGCAAGTTTGGACGTATGGGTACTATCACCTATGAAAATGCATCTACCTCGCAGGTCAAGTTCTACGACTACCGTATCGTGATCATTGCATACGATTGGTATGGCACTCCCCAGGATGTCAACAATGTTGGCAAGATTAATGACATGTACACCAAGTTGTACTTTAAAGATGCTTGATTTAATAAATTTTTTTAAATGCCTCACCACAAACACGGCCAGCAGGCACATGAGCCAGTACACCCACGTCGCGACCGAGGTCCTTCGAAAAAACGCGGACCGCCCGCACACCACCACGTCCCCCCCGCCGTCCAGCACGCGACACGAACGACGTGATGCTCTCTGAATAAACGCCCTCTGGGAGGCTCTGCGACCAGAGGGCGTGCGAGGTATTTAAGGACCCCCACTCGGTTCCCCACAGGATGCCCGAGGAAGAAACCCAAGTCGAGACTACTTATAGTCTCGACTGTCAAGCGACCAACCAACCAACCCAAGCAACTGCCAAGAGTGAACCGGATCCCCCGGACGAGTATTTAAGCATCCGCATTACCCTGGGTCACCATGAGTGGGCCCGAATTGTATCTAGCATACTATTC